CAGAGACGCAAGCTGATGTTTGGCAGCTGGAATGGCAACACCGCAGGGAAGTGGTGGGGCGCCAAGCTGGGCGAAGGCTTGCGCAACGTCCTGATTTGGATGCGACGGCGCGGCAGAAGGTAAACAATGAAATCACAAGACCAGTCACCGGGCGACGAAGGGCAGGAAAAGTCGTTTGACGAGACGGCCATTGGCGCCATGGCGATCACCCTTGTGGCCCTGAGAAAAGAGGCCATTGAGGGACGGGTTCAATCCGGCATCGAAACCCAATGGACCGAAGACGAGGAGTTCTACCAAGGCTACGACGATGCCAACCGGCATGAGCACGTCAAGGTGCAGCTCAAGCCTGGAGAGCAGGAGCGGAAAAAGCCGCTCACGTCCAACGGCTCGACGGTGTTCCCCAACATCACGGCGCCCTATGTAGATGCAGCTGCGGCCCGGGTGGGCGACATGCTGATGCCGACGGACGACCGCAACTTTGCGACAGAGACGACGCCGATACCGGATCTGATGGAGTCCGACGAGGCGCAAATGCAGCCGACGCCAGCGGGCATGGATTCCTTGTCTGCCCAGGTGAGCAAGGCCAACTCTGTGCTGGCCGTGGCCAAGCAGCGCGCCGCCAGGGTGCAGGAGCAGATCGACGACTATCTGACAGAATGCCAGTACCACGCCGAGCTGCGAAAAGCCATCGACGACGCGGCCCGCATCGGATCCGCAGTGATCAAGGGGCCTTTCCCGGTCAAGCGCAAATACACCGCCGTCAAGACCGACAAAGCCACGGGCGAGTCGGCCATGGTGCAGGAGATCAAGACGCGCCCGGCCAGCAAGCGCATTGATCCGTGGAACTTCTTTCCGGACCCGGCATGTGGCGAGACCATCCACGACGGCGCCTACACGTTTGAGCGGGACTTCATCACCGAGAAAAAGTTGGCAGCACTGAAGGGCGGAGAGGGACCGGCAGCCTACTTTGACGACCAGATCGACGCCTGCATTGACGAAGGCCCCGACAAGAAGAACCACAGCGACACCCGCCTTTTTGTGCCCAACAACGAGCACAGCAAGCGCAATGTCTTTGAAATCTGGTACTGCTACGTGGACATGCCGGCCAAGGAAGTCGAAGCCGCTGGCATCAAGCTGGAAGACGAGCGCGACAGCTTGCCGGTCATCGCCACCATGGTGAACGACCGGGTGATCAAGCTGGCGCTGAACCCGATTGAAGACGGCGAATTCCCCTACGACGTGATGCCATGGCGGCGCAAGGCGGGGATGCCTTGGGGCGACGGGATTGCCCGCCAGGGCCGAGTGGGGCAGCGAATCGTCACGGCAGCCACGCGCAACCTGATGGACAACGCAGGCGCATCGGCCAAGCCGCACAAGGTCATGACTGGCGACCTGGAGCAGGACGGCGACCCGTGGACCTGGAGGGCCAACAGCGATCTACCGGACGTGGGCCGGGCCATGATGTTCTTTGTGCAGCCCAGCTTGCAAGCCGAACTGACCGCCATCATTCAGATGGGCGAACAGATGATGGAGAAGCAGACCGGCATGCCATTGATTCTGCTGGGCATGCAGGGCGGCGTACAGGAGACCGCGGCAGGCCGGCAGATCCAGAACAACAACGGAACGTCGGTGCTTCGCCGCATTGCCAGGCTGTTTGATTCCTGCATCACCGAGCCGCACATCCGGCGCTACGACAAGTGGATCAAGATTTACAGCGATGACCCCGAGCTGAAGGGCGACGTGACGATCAAGGCGCGCGGATCATCCGCTCTGGTAGAGCGCGACATCCAGAACCAGCAGATGCCGGTGCTGATGAACCTGAGCTTGAACTCGGCGTTTGAGTGGGATCCGGTGAAGACGGGCGAGGAATACCTGAAAAGCCAACGGTTCAACCCGGAGACGTTCAAGATGTCCACGGAGCGCAAGCAAGAGCTGGCCAGCCGGCAGCCGCCGCCGCCACCGCAGATCGCCGTGGCACAGATCCGGGAACAAGGCGCCACGCAGCGCCAGCAGCTGGAATTGCAGCACGAAGCCCAGCAGGCCGACCTTGACCGGGGCCTGAAGAAGATGGAGATCGACGTTCAAACCCAGATCGACGCCGCCGCACTTGGCAGCGAAGAACGCCGGATGCTGGAAACCATCAAGGCGGAATTGGCGGGAATCACCATGAAGCTGAACACGCAGCGGGAGCTGTCCAACATCAAGGGCGCCCAGGCGATGACGCCACCGACTGAGCCGGCAGGCCGGGCCCCAGCTGGCAGGGCGTTTCAGCAATGAACCTGTCACCGCGCGAGATTGATGGCGAGGTCTGGCAGAAGCTGGCCACGCACTTTGGAGAGCGACTCAAAGTCCTGCGGGCCAAGGTGGAAAGCCCCCGGATCAGCGACAACGAGCGCCGGGAACATGCCATTCGCATCGACGAGATCAAGAAGTTTCTATCGGTAGCCGAGCTGCCGAAGAAAAAGGGCACAGACGCGGACTAGCAATAGCCCCCCTCTGTGAATTGGCCCGCCCTGCGCGGGCTTTTTCGTTTGGAGAACGCATCAATGAGTGACCCCGAGAAGACCACCCAGCCAGACACGACCGACGCCGAAGCGCAAGCCCTGGCAGCGGCCGAAGTTGGGTATCGCAGAACCACGGCGCGCGCTGACTACGAAGCCCCCGCCGAGGAGTCTGCGCAACAGGTTGACACGGAAAGCGGGCCGACTGAGCCCGCAAATGAGGCCCCGGAAACCAACCCGGAGCCTGATTTGTCGGCGCAGCAGCCGACACCTGAGCAGGCCATTGCCGATCAACTTGCGGCCCTCAAGTCGCAGGTTCAGGAGCTGAAGGCCAGCAGCGACAACAACCCGGCAGTGCGCAAGTTGCACGGGGAAATTGGGAACATCAATCGCACGCTCAAGGCGCTGCAATCTGCATCGAAGAATGACGCCCCCGCCAATGACGAATTGGCCGCCGCTGTTGCCAAGATTCAGGAGCAGGCCAAGGAGTTCCCGGAGATTCTGGGGGATGTCGCTCAGGCAATGAAGGTCATGCACTCGCGCGTTACCCAGGCGAAGGACAGTGAACCAGGGCCGGAGGCTGCCGATGGTCAGCCCATCGAAGAAGCGCCGGAAAGCAGGTACACGACCGAGCAACAGGTGGCAATCAAATCGCTCGATGAAGTCCACCCCGACCGTCACCAGGTCGTTCAGTCCGCTGACTACAAGCAGTGGTTTGCCGCGCTATCGCCCGAGATCCAGACGAAGGTTCAAAACACCTGGAACCCGGCCGTTGTGTCGCAGCACCTGACCGACTTCAAGAAGGTCGTGGAGGCCCGAAAGAGCAAACAGGCGCGGCTGGACGCTGCTGTAGCCCCGAAAGGCGGCGCGCAGAAGCCCGGCCCGACATCCCTCACCAACGAACAAGCCGCAATGCGTGGATATCGCAAGACGGCTTTTCGTTCATTCTGAACACTGAAAGAAAATCATGGCTGGAAATACCTATTCCAATCCGGAAGGCCGGATCAACGAGGTCAAAGGCGAGATGCTGGGCATTGCCGAGACCTGCGAAGTCCTCATGCTGGGTGTCACTCCCAAGAAGATGCCCCAGAACAAGGGCGACAACATCACGTACCGGGCTCTGATCCCGGCTGGTGGCGCGACGACCAATTCGAGCACCATCAACCGCTGGTCTGTCAGCGCGCCGTCCTACGTGATCAACGAAGACTCGACGCCCACGGCCAAGCAACTGAACTACCGTGACGTGAACGTGGCGATGACCCAATACGGCGTGCTGTACTCGTACACCGCCAAGACGGCCATCTACCACGAAGACGACATCCCGGCCGATCAGAAGCGCATGGCCGCCATGGAAATGGGCCTGGTGCGCGAAATGGTCCGCTACGGCGAAATCAAGGGTTGCACCAACGTGCAGTTTGCCGGCGGCACCTCGCGCGCCACGGTGGACGAGACCATCAGCTACAACGCCCTGTCGCTGATGTCGCGCACGCTGCAGGCCAACGGTGCGAAGTTCAAGACCGAAATCCTGGCCCCCGGACCGAACTACGGTACTGCGGCAATCGAAGCCGGCTACATCGTGTTTGTGCACACCGATGCCGAACACGACATCCGCGCGCTGCAGGACTTCACCCCGGTCTCCGACTACGCCAACCGCAAGCCCATCAGCCCGCATGAGCTGGGCTCCTGTGGCCGGTTCCGGTTCATCACATCCAAGGAGTTGGCGCCGTACCTGGCTGCCGGCGCCGCGGTGGGTGCAACAGGGCTGGAGTCGGCTGGCGGCAGCAACGTGGACGTGTACCCGTTCCTGGTCTTGGCCGAGGAAGCCGTGTACGACGTGGCTCTGAACCTCAACTTCGAGCCGTTCCACATCCCCGTGACCCAGCGCAGCAAGGACGATCCTTTCGCCCAGCACGGCTACGTTGGCGCGGACTTCTGGTGTGCCGCCAAGATCGTGAACAACGGTTTCTGCGGCGTCATCGAGGCCGGCGTCACCGATCTGTAAACCCAGGCGGGCGGGGTAACTCGCCCGTCAACCACCAAGGAAACACCATCATGGAAAACTTCAAACTGCGCGGAAGCAACTTCTGCACCTCGTCTGGCCTGCTGACTGCCACTGGCGCCGAAACCGTCTATGACACGACGGTCACGATCACCTACTGCATCAACGGCAAGGCCGCCACGAAAACCGCTGTGACCGACGGCGCGACCCCGACCACCGACTTTGCGACCGGCAGCGCCATCACTTTGACGGCCAGCAAGTCGCGTTGCGTGGTCTGGGGCCTGATCGACGGCGGCGGCGTGCGTGTGCTGGCTGGCCCTATCGTCGATTGGGACGGCACGGCCTACAAGATTCCGCCCGATTTCCCGGCCATCCCGGACACCTTCACGCCGTTCGCTTACCAGATCCTCAAGGCCTCCAGCGCCGCGGGGACGCTGACCTTCGGGTCCAGCAACTGGAACGCGACCGGGTTCACCAACTCGATCACGAACGTTCTGGTCCTGCCGGATCGTCCGCAGATCTCGTAAACCCAAGGCCCGGGGAAACCCGGGCCACTCCACCAAGGAAACCAACATGCTTGACCAAAAAGTCTCCAAATTGCGCGTTGATGCCGAATTCAAACTTGGCAAGGCTGCACAGCTCAAGATCACGCGCGCCAATGGCACCGAGCAGAACGTTCGCTTTGACACCGAAACCCTGACCGCCACGCGCACGCTGAAGGCCAGTGAATCGGGGATGACCCTGTTTCTGAGTTCCGCGACCGAGTTTGTGACCACGCTGCCGGCGCCGGCCCCAGGGCTGGG